TTAAGAGAATGGGTAGGAGGTGCAATAAAAATAAATAGTTTTTATAGATCGCCTGCACTTAATGAAGCAATAGGTGGAGCTTCTGACAAATCTGGACGACAGACTAGTCAACATTGTAAAGGACAAGCGATTGATGTAGACGATATATATGGACACAAAACTAACAAAGAAATGTTTAATTACATAAAAGAAACTCTTGACTTTGACCAACTTATATACGAATTTGGTACAGACGACAATCCATCTTGGGTACATTTCTCATATGTTAGCGAAGATAAAAACAGAAATAGAGTTTTAAGAGCTGTTAGAGATGATGGTAAAACTAAATACATAGACATAACATAATGAAACAAATATTAGCTAAAATTTTTGGAGGTGCTGCAGGAGGTGTAGCAGAAAAAATATCTGGAATAATCGACAAGCATACTTTTAGTAAAGAAGAAAAAGCAAGGTTTGAAAAAGAGATGACAGAAGTATTTATACAAGCTGAATCTGATATGCAACAGAATGTTACTGAAAGATGGAAAGCAGATGCGAATAGTGATAGTTGGTTAAGTAAAAATGTAAGACCTATGGTATTAGTATTTCTTGTAGTTTCAAGTGTGCTTATGGTTTTTATAGATGCAGGATGGATAGAATTTGAAATAAGTCAAAGTAATCAAGCTCTACTTACTACATCTTTGACTGTTACTTTAGGTGCATATTTCGGTGGAAGATCATTTGAAAAAATTAGAAAAAGATAATGCCTAAAGCAGTAGTAAACATATATAAGAGTAAATCTCGTAAGCGTAAAGGGATACACGCTAAATCTAGATCAAGTAAAGTAAAAGCAAGTAAAAATTATTTAAAACGATATAAAGGACAAGGAAGATAGTATGGAAACATTAGAACACATTTTAGGACTTTGTGGAGAGACACATCTAAACATTTGGACGATAATACTTATAGCTGTATTATTTAATTTAGCTGTATATAAAGCATATAGAAAATAATTTATATATTTGCTTTCGCTTATAGCTAAACTTGCATAACCTAATAAAGTTGGAAGATGCTTGGTTCAGGTAATATTTTAGTTTCTTTTTTGTAGGGTTTTTTCTTTTCTTTCTTTTTACTCTTTTTCTTTCTTTTCTTTTAATTATAATTTTTTATATTTACATAATGTTAACATTTATGATAGACAAAATCTTAAACTACAAAACATATACAGACAGAATGAAGATAGACGCTCTATTAGAAATAGATTGTAACAACTACACAAATTTAGGCAGCGATTCTACAAAAGCAGAAAAGCTAGAAGTTAAAAAACAAAGCAGACAAATATATAAAGCTATAAAAACTATTGACCCTGTTTGGGGAGAAAGATTTTTAAGAACTATGGACAAATGAGAAAAATATCTCGTAAAGGTCTAATAAACAAACTAGATAGAGTATTTAGCGAATACATACGCAAAAGAGACGCAAACAAAAAAGGTATGTGTAAGTGCATAACTTGTTCTAAACAATTTGCTTGGAACGATATAGACGCAGGACATTTTATATCTCGTAAAGAAATGAACACTAGATGGGATGAAAGAAATGTAGCTGCTCAATGCGCATATTGTAATAGATTTAGATACGGTAGACAATATGTATTTAGTTTAGCATTAGATAAAAAACAAGAAGGTCTATCTAAACTACTCTATAAAGAATCTAAAATCATAGTAAAACACTCTATGGATGATCTACATAATTTAGTAGAATATTATAAAAATTTATTGGATATAGAAAATAAACGACTATCTTTGTAAGTTCTTACCTACTTCGGTAAGCGTTTTGTTTTATTAAGGGGAGAATTAATTTTCTCCCTTTTTTTTTTGTTTATTAACTTTTTTTAATTACTTTTGATGTAAACAAAATGCTTATATGAATACATTACAAAAATTACTAAAACAAACTGACTACGATTTATTAGTTACTGTAACTAGGTTGTACAAGTCAGGAGAAGTATCGGAAAAAACTTATTTAGATACTATTGCTACTATGATAGAACAAACACATATAAAATAATTATGACATTACATTTATCAAAAGAAGAATTTAACAAAGAGATAAAAAGACTACACAATAGAATAAATCTCTTAACAAAGCACGTTGCAAAACAAAACGAAGAAATAGATAACCTAAAAATTATAAACAGGTTACTAAAAGCAAAAAACGAGGTCTACACAGACAGACAATTAGAAGATCACTTACAAAACAAAAATTAGTTATATTTATATTATGAAAAGTAAAATTACAGAAATTAGAGAAAAAGGTACTGCGCAACTTAAACACGGTACATTTAACAAAAGTGAAGTATTTTTAGCAAATGGCAACTCTTATACATTCTTAAGTAAAGGAGAATTTAAAAAGAAAGTAGGAGATGTTATTGAATACGAAGTTACAAACGAAGAATACGGAACAGCAAAACTTGTTTACACACAAGAGAAAACATATACTAGAGACAACGATACTCATAATAGTATATTAAGACAAGTAGCATTTAAAGGAGCTATAGAACTTGCAACATCTGGCAAAATAAAAATAGATGAAGTAGAAGAATTTACAAATCAATTTAATCAAATCTTAAAATGAAATTAACAGGAACAATTAAACTTATAGGAGAAACAAAAGAAGTTGGTAATAACTTTATGATAAGATCATTAGTATTAACAACAGATGACCAATACCCTCAAACAATACAAGTAGAATTTATAAAAGATAAAACATATTTACTTGATAACTATAATGTAGGAGATAGTATTAGTATAGACATAAACATTAGAGGTAGAGAATGGACAAGTCCTACAGGAGAAGTTAAATACTTTACAAGCATTAGTGGATGGAGAATAGAATCTAACGCATCTATAATGCAAGAAGCAAAAGAAGCTGTATCAACAGCTCAACAAAGTCCAGATAGAGAAGCTGCACAAGTAGCAGATGATTTACCGTTCTAATGACAGCAAAAGAAAGAAAAAAGACCCCAGTTTATTCTGGGGTTTTAAAATACTTTCCTGACGCTATAATGGAAGTTGCAAAAGTTTCGTATATTGGAAATGAACAACATCATAAAGGTACGCCTTTACATTGGGACAGAAACAAAAGTACAGACGAATTAGATGCTTTGACAAGACATCTTATTGAAGCAGGTAAAATAGATACAGACGGAATGAGACATAGTGCTAAAGTTGCGTGGAGAGCTTTAGCTAATTTACAAAAAGAAATAGAAACAGATAACAACTACTAAAATGCTAATAAACTTTGACGACCAGATTAATAAACTACAAGATATTAGGACTGGTAAAGTTAAAGAAGGTTTAAAATTAGGATTCCCAACTATAGACGAACATTTGCGTTTTAAGTATGGGAATTTTAATATAGTATTAGGACACGCTAATTCAGGAAAGACAACGCTTACATTATTCTTTATGCTATTATATTCTATGAAGCATAATATTAAATGGCTTGTGTATTCAAGTGAAAACGAACCTTACAGTATTATAAAGAAACTAATTGAGTTTTTATCTGTCAAACCTATAAACAAAATTGGAGAAGATGAATTTAATAAACACAAGGATTTTGTATTTGAGCATTTCAAGTTTATTGATATTAACGAGCTACATACTTATAAGTCGCTTATTGACTTGGCTACTGTTATTAAGAATGCTTGGGATTATCAAGGGTTTCTAATAGACCCTTATAATTCTTTAGTTAAAGATCGTGATACACTAAAAGGAATATCTGGACACGATTACGATTATCAAGCTACAAGCGAATTTAGAGTATTCTGCAAAACACATAATGTATCTATATGGCTTTGTACTCACGCAGCTACAGAAGCATTAAGAAAAAAACATAATCAAAATGAAGATTATGCAGGTCATCCTATTCCACCTATGGCATCTGACGTAGAAGGAGGAGGTAAGTTTGTAAATAGAGCTGATGACTTTATGGTAATTCATAGATACATACAACATCCTACGGACTGGATGTATTCAATGATACATATTAGAAAAGTAAAAGATATTGATACAGGCGGTAGACCTACTGGTATTGACACACCTATACGAGTGAAAAGTATAGTTAATAATGTAGGATTTCAAATAGGAGATAGTCAAGCTATAAATAGTACAATGATTGAACAAATAAAACTACCATTTTGAAAACACCTGTAGAAATAGCATATCAGAAACACGATAAATGGATAGAAATAGTAGAAACTTTTGGTGGATTAAAACAAACAGAAGTAGAAGATTTAGTACAAACAATGTATATGTTATTAATACAAAACACACAAAAGGGAGTTAATTTTATGTACAATGATACAGAAGTTAATTACTGGTATGTTTATAGAATCTTAAGAGGTTTGTATGTAGATTTAATTAGAAAGAAAGCAAAAGTAAAATTAACAGAACTTAAAGATATAGAGATAAGTGAACAAGATCATACTAACTATCAAAAGGTATATGAGAAGATACAAAGTGTTTTAAAGGATATGTACTGGTACGATAGAAAAGTATATGAAATAATAGAAGAAGGCACTAACATAAGCGAACTGTCAAGAAAAAGCAATATCAGTTATTACTCTCTATACAATACTTACAATAAAGTAAAAGAAAAACTAAAGCAATATATATGATACAGACATTTGACAGGGATTTAGCAAGAGGTAAAAAATATGAGCAAATAGTATTAGAAGCTATTAAGATAAAATATAATAAAGCATTTATACAAGATGGTTATTGTAAAGAATGGGATATTTATGTACCAGAATTAAATTTTGGTATTGAAGTAAAATCTGACAAAAAAAGTATTGATACAGGTAATATTGTTATAGAGATTGAGTTTAACGGTAAACCTTCTGCATTATCTACTACAAAATCAAAATACTGGGTAATTTATGATGGCTATAATTATAAATGGTTTTTAGTAGACGACATAAAAAAATGTATAGAAGAAAATAATTTAAGATACGCTACATTTACTGGCAAAGGAGATATACATAGCAAGAAAGCATATCTTATAAAAAAAGAATTATTATATAAATATGAATACAAAAAACAAAACAGAAATAATAAAATTAATTTATAAGGACTATAAAAAATGGTTAAGAGTTATTATGGCATATGGTATTCTTAAAGAAGATGCACAAGATATATTTAGTAGTATGATAGAAAAAACATACAAAAAAATAAACGAAGGTGTAGACATAAGCTATGATAATTCATATAATTACTGGTATATATTTAAAGTTTTAAAAGGAACATATATTGATTTTTTAAGAACAAAAAGAAAAACATTAAGAATACAAAGAGATAAAAAAGGAGATTACTTTTTAATACATAATGAAAAAACTTTAGCTAATTTTAGAAAAAATTTAATAGCATCAAAATATATAGATTTAATTTCTTTATCAAAAAAAGCAGGTCAAATATTAACTGATTTAGAAAAAACAAATAATAACTTGTATAAAATAAAACGACATATAAAAATATATAACGATATTGACAAACAAGATATATCAATACAAGATTATGCAAATCAAAATAAATTGTCATATTATAAATGTTACAATTCATATACAAAAACTAAAAATTTATTAAAAGAAAAATTATGCGAATTGGAGATAAATTAGAAACAATAATAAATATCATAACCTTTGGTAAAGGTAAAGCAATAGCAACTTGGATAGCTAATAAACTTGGCTATGAAGATTGCGGATGTGAGAAACGTAAAAACTATTTAAATGGAATCACAAGAGATGGAACAAAAACTAAATAAAGAAGAATACGAAAAGTGGACTGAATTTAGATCAGTACAAAACAACAAGATAACCAATAAAGAACAAGAACTTATAGCTACGATACACGCTAAATACTTTGCTCATAAATTTTATTTGCCTTGCGGTTGCAGTCCTAAAGAATGGAACAAATGGATAAAACAAATTAACGAACTGTACGAGCTTGGATATAGAAAGAATACATAAGTTTGAACAAACTGTAGTTACATTTATGAATGAGTTTCAAGGATGGCAACTTGAATGGTCAGGAGGTGGATATGACCACTATGACGCTAAAGGTAAAACACCTAAAGGACATCAATGCGTAATGGAGATGAAATTCAGAAACAAATATTATTCTGACAAACTATTAGAGAAATTCAAATACGATGCTTTGATGAGTATGGATAGTGAAATAGTAAAGCTATATTTAGTATCTGACCCTAAAGCAACTTATTTGTTCTGGTTAAATTATTTAGAGATGCCTAAAGTAAAAGAACTTTACTGTCCTGACACGACACTATGGACTAAAAAGAAAGTATTAAAGAAAGTATATTTATTGACAGAAAATATGGCAAGTATTGTAGTTCCAGAATAATTTGTATATTTATTAAAAATTGTTAATTATGAAACAAAGACAGTACCGAAGTAATCAAGGAAGAAGTCCTGAAAAAGTAGAAGAAATATATAATGTAATAAAGATAGCCTTTATAGTATTTGCTATTAGTATTATATCTTGTATAATCATAGCTTAATGGATTTAATACAAAAACAAATCTTTGAAAGTAATTTCAATATGATTGGATACTTTCTTAAGGACGCTTACGAAAATTCAAAAGGCGATAAGAAAAAACAAATAGGAGAGCTTATAGGTTGCGTTAATAAAATGTATATGTATGCCAATATGCTTGAAACAGAAAACTATATACTCAAAGCTCGTGAAGATGAAGTAAACAATGAGAAGATCAAATGGGCGGAACGAGCAAGAGTAGCAGAACAAGTAATATTTAAAAATGATAAAACTATTAGACCAAAAAGATTATAAGAAACAAGATGTACTAAAACAAATGTATGATGATAGTTACTATTATGGTACACTAGGCAAACTTGCATTAAGTAGTAGTTCATTAAAACTCTTGTTAGACAGTCCTAAAAAGTATGCTTATGTAAGTCAGTATGGAAGTCCTGAAACGCAACCATTAAGAGACGGTAGGTTAATACATATGGCTATACTAGAACCAGACAAATTTCAAGAACAGATATATGTAGATGTAGCAAGTAAGAATACTAAAACGTATAAAGAAGCATTATCAAAGTATGGCGAAGTATATACAAGAGTAGAAAGACAAAATGCAGAAAAGATAGCAGATGCAATATTCAGGAACGAACAAGCATTGAAACTAATAACTGACTGCGAGTTTGAAGTACCTGCAATAGGCGACATATACGGATACCCATTTAGAGGTAAAGCAGATGTATTAAGTAAAAAAGGTATAGTAGACCTTAAAACAACTTCAGGAGGTATAAAGAACTTTTATCATAGCGCAAAGAAATATTTATATAGTGTACAATGCTATTTATATTGTCAGCTCTTTGATGTAAACTATACAGAATTTAGATTTTTAGTAATAGACAAAGGTAGTTTAGATATAGGCATCTTTGAATGTAGTGAGGAGTTTTATAAAGACGGAGAGGAACTAACTAAAAAAGCAGTAGACATATACGAAACATTTTTTGTCAATGGTGCAGACCTAGACGATTACATTATAACAGGAATATTATGAATAAAGCAAAGAAAATAGCAAAACAAGTAAACAAACTTGCAAAACTAGATGTATTTAAGAATACACGAAAAAGAGAATACATAGAAGCAAGATCATTATTATCAATGGTACTATACAAATATGAGAAGATGAACTTACACGAAATTAAAAAATTCTACATAGAAAACGGTAA